TTGTTGGCTGATCCGGGATGTTGACGAGCGTAATGGTGTACGACATGCTTGAACTGTCCTTTCGACACGTTCTTGCTACTGGGCTTAAGAACCCAGGGACGAGAATTGATAGAGAAGGGCGCCAAGTATTGCCTGTGGAGGCTTACCAGAGGCCCTAAGAAGGTCTACCGGTCCCTCTGTGAGGGTTGGTACGCTACTTAGGAGCTCGCGGTGATACCCACTAAACCTCGTTGAAGACTTGGTCTGCAGGAGAGTCGCGAGATTCCAATCCAGATCAGGATCCGAGACACTAACGGCATACGAGACAATTACGTTCCGTATTTTCAGCATCATAGTTATAGCCGACAGCTCTACAGAGCTAAGACGCTGTGACATGTTGAGCCACCAGTCCGCCGCGAAGCTTCCGGGGAGTAATTCCCATAGCTGCGTTGCAGAAGGTTGGATACCAACGCCGTACATGTTAGCGATCGCCAGAAATACTGGCGATTCGGGGTACATCAAGTCGCTCGTCGCTCTTGTTGTGAAACTAAGAGTGCGACCGAACATACGATCATAAATACCAAGAACTTTCAATTCCTCGTCGTTGAAGACGAAGGTGAATGACCCTCTCACTCGCTGATGACGAATCACCGAGTTATTTGCGAGGAGGTCCCCTAGTTTGGGTCCTAGGCTGCTCAGTTCTTGAAGAACCCCCGCAGTGGGGGCTATCCCAAAAGAGTACTGAAGGAACGTGGAGGATATCCACTTTCCTAACTTGAGGCCAGCCCTGATCTTATTCCAAGGTGCGCTCTTTATGAGCGAGACTAAACCCTTGAAGTCAGGGACTAGTTCCGGGAGTTCCGGAATTTCCTTTAGTACCTCCAGATAGTTATTCTGGAGGATCTTCAGTCGACTCTCGACTGCGTTATTTAGGGCGAAAACTGCCGTCCGACGCAGCTCCGGCAATAGACTCACGACAACATCCCCGTAATGCTTGTTAACAGCACGATAATGCTGGGCGAGACTAACAATTCCGCCCGCGAACCGTGGTTCGGACCCCCCTACAACGAAGGGTCCACAGCGCTGCCACAGCGTGAGGTTGGCTTCAGTTCCTATAATTCCTTCAACGGAATTTAGTACTGTGTGCTGACCAATACCGTAGTGAACGACACCCGTGTTCAGTTTTGACTGATACCACGGGCTCCACGTATAAGCCCTAGCTTGGCTCCAGTCTGACGTAGGCTGGCCAATTCCCTCAGGGTGTAGTCTCATCCCCGAGCTAATGCTCCAGTCGCCGGTGAATCTTAACCCACCGTTGACAAGAACCCGAAGGCGATAATCCCAAGTGAGAGCGTTATTAGACGCTCCAAACCGGAAATCGCTCACCTCGTACGTCATGATCCCCTCCTCGTGCACGTTGTTCAGTGTGAACCCGTTGCCGATAAGGCGAAGCATATCTATGAGGTCCGTGCGTCCGCCAAGGTTAAAGTTGGTATCCCATTGGGAAACACCAAAGCTACCATATAGACGTACCCACATCGGAGCCCCCCCCGCCACGTAAGGTCCTGTGGCGAGTTCATTTGTTGGCCAGTTCGCAAGCAGAGATGCTGCCGATTGCTCGTCAGCGGCCCATGCCCTGAGGTACGAGTAGGTGGGAACATCCCACCCGTACTTCGACACTGTCCAAGCCCATCCGTGTTGATAAACCCATTGCGTTGCGCGTTCAGTTAGAACGACAGCAGCTCCTTCAATCTTGTCGTGGATGACGTTAGTCTCCCCGGCATAATCGAAGTGTACGGGATTCATCGCGGCGAGTGCCGCTTGGAACACGTTAGTAGGGTAGTTGTAGTCATAAGGACTATATGGCCAGTTGACGAGAGACCACTTTGTGATCTCCATCTCCCGACTAGTCACTATTGACTCCAGTGACTCCCCACCGAACAACACACGTCCATCGAGACGACCGTGTATGACCGAGCCCTGTAAGAGCTGGACCACAGGGTCGCGCCTCGGCACCCACACCGCGTGATCAGTTGGTGATCCGAGCGCCGTCCACTGAACACCATCTAGGTGTAGTGGCGAGCCGAACCAACCGGATCTTGACTTAATATCATAGATCCCAACCGTTGGCATAGAGTAGAGAGACGTTCCTTCCTCGAGTAGATGCATGTTGTCCTCCAGATGAACTCAAGAGGTTGGGG